AAATGGTTATATCTGTCCATTATTTCTCCTTGTTTCCACGTCCACGGTGGATAACCAGCCAAAGGACACCGGGAGGAACCCGGCACCGCAGCTTTTTTATTCGTTAAATAATGGAGTGAGAGGATGCAGAACAATCCGAACAAATGTCGAACGCTATGGGTGCGGTTATATATTTATGCCGTCCTCTGTTTGATTGTGTCACTGGTTCTGTATGTTTGGCTTTTGCCAAATATGATCTCATCTAACAGCACAATACTTGTATTGTTGGGAGTCCTTCTCGCGCTCATTTACCCGGCTTTCGCAGTAGTCTTTTTTCGTGAAAAAACCAGGAAATTAATTAATGAAAAAAACGTTGATTAGTGCAGCGATTATTTTGGGTTCTTTATGTCTGACCGGATGCGATCGGGTAGAGCCAGGTAACGTAGGGATCAAAGTAAATAAGCTGGGGGATGATAAAGGTATCGGTGAAGTAGTTGGCGTTGGTCGCTACTGGACAGGCTTGAATACTGAAGTTTATATCTTCCCGACCTTTAAGCAAATGAAGACATACGATGAGCCGTTCAGCTTCCAGATGAGCGACGGAACAACCATTGGTTACCACATCGGCGTAGCCTACAAGGTTGATCCAGCAAAAGTCACAACGGTATTTCAGACCTATCGCAAAGGTGTAGATGATATTACTGATACCGATCTACGCCAGAAGGTTGCAGATGCTCTGAACCGATTAGCCAGCAAAATGACCACCGACAAATTTATCGACGGTGGCAAATCTGAATTGCTTGATGCAGCCCTTAAAGACATTCAGGAAGAAATGACGCCAATCGGCATTCAGGTGATGAGCCTCTCTTATGTAGGTAAGCCAGAATACCCGCCAACAGTTATTGACAGTATTAACGCCAAAGTCACGGCAAACCAAAAAACCCTGCAACGCGAGCAAGAGGTCAAACAACGTGAAGCAGAGGCCAACATGCTGCGCGCGGAAGCTGCCGGACAGGCTGATGCTATTCGCACAAAAGCCCAGGCCGAAGCTGATGCCATTCGTTTACGTGGTGAAGCTCTGCGCCAGAACCCAGGTGTTATGGACTTGGAAGCGATCAACAAATGGAACGGTACATTACCGAAGTATATGACCAGTAATACCGCTGTTCCGTTTGTTCCGGTGAAATAAAAGCGTAAGCAAAATTGGCAGTAATCCGGCCCTTTAGCTCAGTGGTTAGAGCTGGCGACTCATAATCGCACGGTCACCGGTTCAAGTCCGGTAGGGGCCACCATATTTGGTTGTAACACGGCGTCTGGCACATGCGTCGTTAGCGGTCTGGTGACGTTAAAGGGGTAACCTTTCCCCTAGCTCAGGCAACAAACCAGGTAGCCGGAATGTGCAAGCCCCGTTCATAGCGTCGGACTGCGGATTCACCATCTTGGCGATTCGGTGTGACAGCCGGGAAGAGTCCGGCGAATTAATCCTGATTTTCTGGTGATGACTCATATCGTTAGGAGTGATTTGAGTATGCCGATTATATCTGACATTCAGCACGCCTGGGTGGAGTGCTAATGTCTGCATCCCCTCTTGAATCCATGCCAAATTCCCTTAGTGCAGAACAAGCTGTGCTTGGTGGCTTAATGCTTGATAACTGCCGCTGGGATGAAGTTGCAGATCGTATAGTTGCTGATGATTTTTATACCAGTGCTCATCGTGAAATTTTCAGTGAGATGGAGAGGTTATTAAGTCATGGCAAACCGATTGATTTGATAACACTTGCTGAAGCACTTGAACAGAACGGTAAATTAGAACGCGCCGGTGGTTTTGCGTACCTTGCGGAGATGTCAAAGAACACGCCCAGCGCGGCAAATATTTGTGCTTATGCGGATATCGTTCGTGAACGCGCGGTTGTTCGTGAAATGATTTCCGTCGCAAATGAAATAGCCGAAGCTGGATATGCGCAGGATGGCAGGGGCAGCAATGAATTGCTGGATATGGCCGAGCGCCGCGTTTTTGAAATAGCTGAAAAACGACAAAAGAGCGGTAGTGGTCCAAAAGATATCGCCAGCATTCTCGATGCAACGGTATCTCGCATAGAAGAGTTGTTTCAGCGACCGCATGATGGTGTAACGGGGCTTGATACGGGATTTACCGATCTCAATAAGAAGACGGCGGGGCTTCAGCCGTCCGATCTCATCATTGTCGCCGCCCGCCCATCTATGGGGAAGACCACGTTTGCGATGAATCTCGTCGAAAATGCCGCAGTTCGTAACGATAAGCCCGTATTGGTTTTTAGCCTTGAGATGCCGAGCCACCAGCTGATGATGCGCTCACTGGCTTCTCTTGCACGCGTTGATCAGACTCGTATTAGAACGGGTCAACTTAACGACGATGATTGGGCGCGGGTTTCTGGCGCAATGGGTATTCTGTTGGACAAGCAGAATATTTTTATTGATGACTCAAGCGCCCTGACGCCGACAGAGCTACGTTCCCGCGCTCGTCGTGTTTATAAAGAAAATGGTGGTTTGAGCATGATTATGATCGACTACCTGCAACTTATGCGCGTCCCCGAGCTGCAAGATAACCGAACGCTGGAAATTGCCGAGATTTCTCGCTCACTGAAGGCGTTGGCGAAGGAATTACAAGTACCGGTGGTGGCATTGTCACAACTTAATCGATCGCTTGAACAGCGTGCGGACAAACGACCGGTAAATTCAGATTTACGTGAATCAGGAGCAATTGAGCAGGACGCAGACCTGATCATGTTTCTGTATCGCGACGAAGTTTATCACCCGGATAGCGAAATGAAGGGCATTGCCGAGGTAATTATCGGAAAGCAACGAAATGGCCCAATTGGCACGGTGAGATTGGCTTTTAACGGCCAATACTCACGGTTTGATAACTATGCTGGTGCTGACTGGCAAGAGGATTATTAATGCAATGGAATGAGGAAAAGCCGATGAACATCCTGATCATTGGGAGAAAATTTGAAGCTATCAGTGATGTGAAAACATATACGGAAATGTGGGCTTACAACCTGGCCTGCGCCTTTAGTGAGGCAGGGGTAACATTGCAATACCATCGTCCATATTCCCCTGGCGTCGAAAGCCCGGAGGATTATGTTGAAGCTGTGTTGACTGCTGCGACCGCATGTTCTGCGAAGGCCATTTTGGCACCAGGATTGAGGTATTTTACTACGGTACCCAGGGAAATAGGCATGCAACTGTGTCGCCGATTCTCTGGATGGGTAGCCCAGGTATATGACGGTTCTATGCTGGATTCGGCACCAGTCGATATTACTTTTACTGTCCGCGATGATACCTGGCGGTACCTGGATAATCCCGGTCGGTTAGAACGTCATAATCGCTTTAACAAACATGTTGGATGGGCAGCGAATCAGGAGCTGTTCCATCTGGAAACCAAAACGGACGATGTTCTGCGTATTTTTGTAGACCACGCTGCATTTGATGTTAGTGGTTTTGATCACTCCTTAAGTATCCTTATGAACCTTCAGCGTCTGACCGTTCCGTATGAGGCCAGAACGTTGACTGATGACGGATTGGTTACCATTGATCCGGGGAATATTTCGGTAACTCCATACAGGCGGACGCCGGTGCCAGCAACCGAATTTGCAGCTGAATTGCGTAAGAGTGACGTTTTTATCGTTACGCATCCCGAAAGCCTTGGATTAACTGTACTTGAGGCGGCAATGTGCGGGGCGTTGGTATTAACGCCTCCCGATTGCCTTCCGCCAGATCGCCTGGCTTTGGTGAACCATATGGTTATCAAGTCGCGGATTGATTGGGATGAGGTTATTGCTCGCGTTGATCGCGTGAAAAATGCTGAAAAGGTCCAGTGTCACACCTGGTCGGCAATTGCGGAAAAGATGCTTGAGACGTTTATCACGCAGAAACCGTCGCGCGGTAATGATTGATTCTATTCATATGATTGCGATTGTATTGATTTTTACGATACCGCTTATTGCTCTAATAAATTTGATTTATTAGAGCAAATAAACTACCATCGAACGCCAGACTATTGATCTTCCTGTTGTTCAGGCTTATAGTTCCTACGTCGTAGTAAATTCTGCGACCGGGTTTGACAGCCTGAATGTACATGCGGACAACCGCAGAT